AAGAAGAGGATTGTACAAGCTTTTCAGTGCAGTTGTTCTGGCCAAAGCTTCAGGGCTGCCTTCGTCTTGATACCAACGATTGACGGCCGCAGCAATATATTGCGCAATATCCCACGTTTGGTGGCGATCAAAACCACTTTGATCATGGGCAAACACGGATCTATCCTGTTTAGACATCTTGGCAAGCATGTGGTGGATGAGCTCCTTGTTGGAAAGGCCGACTGATGCGGACGCATAACCAATGTGCTTCTGACGGGCGTGCATTGTGGCAACAAGAATGTCACCGAACAACATCCGGAGCACTATGGCTTGATCTAGTGGTGCAACGAAATAGACTCGGGTTTTGTTGGCTATCACGGCCTCTGGTGAAACAGCTTCATCTTTGAGGGCTTCAGTGACAACCCAGTCCGGAGTAATTCCTTTACGCAAATAGTCGAGCTCCATCATGACATATGAGGAAAGACAATTGTCTGATGGGCCGACGGGATGTTCAGGAGATCCGATCCAAGTTCCCTTATTAGTGGGAAGTCCGTCTAATGTGGCCCAGTCATTCCATGGGATTCCCGCGGAGGCGGTGTGATCGAGACGTTTGACTAGGTTGTGTCCATCAACGCCTTTCTGGAAATCCCAGGTACCAATTTGTCGACCAGGGTTGACTCCATCCAATACAGCTCGCGCACATGCTTCGAGCAAGGCATGATCTAAATGGGGGTCCAACGTTGGAGGTCGCAGTTTTTTGTGGTATACATCCAGGGGATCCACATGGCCATTCTCTGCAGTCGGGCCAAGTACTGGCTTGCATGTCTGCGGCACAAAGATTCCACTGAGCATGTGATGAACAAGTTTAGATTTGCGAGGCATGTGGAGGGGTTTGTCCAAAAAACCCACAATAGCAGCACACTCTGGAACTCCTGCTAGCGGGGCAGAATCGTGGATAGTTTGTTGTGCAGCGAGTAGTACATCTCGGTTGGCATTGCCTGGGGCATATGGAGCCGCATATTCAACACCGACATGGACGTATGTCGCAACAGAGTCGTCAGATTTGGCGATGTCGTATGTAAGATCTTTTGGAACTTTGTCAGGGGTACGACGCAAACCGCATTGTGGCGATATTTCGGGAAGTTTGAGTTCAGGGTGCAGGTGGACAATAAAATGGTCCAAGACCTCTTGAGTGACGATGGTTCCATAGGCAGTGACACCATTGCCCGCAACATGCATGCCGATTAGGTATCGG